CGGTCGCCAACACTAGAGCGACATGATGAGTCAACTTGGACACTGGGTACCCAACCCTCTGTCGTCTTCCGCCCCTCTCTTCACCGTTGAACCCACATCTCGGCAACTTGACGACACTTACCGCTACCTCGAGGGACTCCGGTCGTCAGATGACTTCTTGTCATGTGCGGCTGGTTATCTGCTTGCAGCGGTACTTTCTTTTCCGACATGCACCGTCGTAGCAACGCGCGCCGGTGCGTGTTTGGCAGCTGGAGAGACGGTCTCGAAGACTGCAGCAGTAGTAGATCATACAGTGACTCACCTTGTGGCAATCGTGCCACCGGCGCTCAAGCCGATGCTGGCTGTCACTGCCGTCGGCACTCACGTCGTCGTCGCGGCCACTCCTTTCTTGGCCGCGGCAGCCGGCGCGGTGACGCTCGTGGCCTTGTCGCCCTTTTACGACACCCCCCTCGTTCCGCACGACGAGGACCCAGGAGTCGTGGGTGCAGTGGCCGCGAACTTCGGCCTCCACTATCGCGAACGGAGCCGATACCTTTTCCTCAACGACAGTACGGCAACTGCCCGAGTCGATCTCGGCGCCGACATGTTGATGGGCACCGGCGGTGCCACACATTTCTGCACGAACTGTAGGCCGACAATAGCCCGCTTCACTGAAGCGCAGGAAGACGCGGCATGGTATTGCGAGGTGTGGATTCCCTCGCGCTGCCCCAGGTGCAAGGGCCCAAACACACGCATAGGTGAATGGGCTGTGAGTCTCCTGGGAGCAGCCTACCCGTGCCGCCGCAGCGTAGTGTACTTGTCAGCTGACGAGCACCGGACCCTCCACTCTAGCTTGGCCGTGAATCACGTTGCCCCGCGTCGCAACCCAGACCTGACCGCGCTTGCCTTCGCTGAAGGCCGCAATGGCGCCGACTGGGACGAGCGCAAAGCTGAGCTGGTTGCTTTTTATGCCCACTGTGTGCGTATGAATAACAACGACGCACTAGAGCGTCGCTGGTTTCTGTGGCAGGACCATTCAGAGTGGATATCCTCCAACGGCGAATCTGTTCTACGAGTACTGGCTTCTACTTGGGCTCGGCTTCCGACAGTAGGTCGGCGGCCGCCCGATCAGCCGGCAGACGACAACGGTGCCGACGGAGCCCCGGGGCCTCAGCCTGACCGGCCGCCTGGCCACCCGCCAGGGGGTGACGGCGTTGCTGGACCCCCGGATGCGCAGCCCGGACCGCCCCTACCACCACCACCCCCACCCCCTCCACCCGATAGGCACCAGGGGCCATTGCACGGGGCCACCGCGCCTCCACCACCAGCTGGAATACCACCAGTAGTGCCCCCCCAGCGACCCCCTCCTCCCGTCCCACAACCACCCCCACCGGATGGTCCCCGCGACGCATGGGATCACCCCGTTGACGACGGGCGGGATCGCAACGCATACGTGGCAACTCTCCTGTGGGCACGCACACCCGACTTCAACGCCTACGCCCGCTGGGTACCCGAAGCGTGGGAAGGTATGTCTGCGCAGCGGGACCCCCTCCAACCGCCCCCCCGTCGAGTGCGTGCTGTGCGCACGCCTTGCGGGGGCCTTGTCAGGGGGACCGCCGCCACCTATCTTGCCGCTTTGACCCAGCTAGCAGGGCGTGGTGACGTTTCCGACGAAGTCCTGCGCGCGCTAAATCTCCCCCGTCGCCAACCGCTACGGGGGAATTTGGGAGTTTGGAACACGCCTACCAATCTGCAGTGCCTGGTCGAACTGGGCATGCTCACAAACGAGGCGATCGCGGTTTTTGATCCCGCGGCGGTCATGACCAGGGACGGTGCACGTACGGTGTTACCTATTACGGCTAACAGCCAGGGGCCGGTTTGGGAAAGGACTCACGTTCACGACTGGTTCCTTTCACATCACTGGCAGACGCGCCCCAACACGCGGCTGCCACCGCCCTGGGCCGAGGCAT